CTGGGCAGTCTGGCAATCCTAATGGAAGGAAAGCCATTAGGGAAGACCTTAAAAATATCCAATTACTTGGGGAGGATAACGCTAGGCGGCTGATTCAGAAGCTCCTGGATATGCCGATTGGGGAGCTAAGGCTGCTGGTGGCTGATGAAACCACACCGGCACTTGAGCTGCTGGTAGCCAAGGTAATTGAGCGGGCGCTTCGGGAGGGGGACGCTACCCGGCTCAACTTCCTCTTTGACCGGACGGTAGGCAAGGTGACTGAAAAGAGGGAGGTGGAGGTAAAGCCCATAACCTACCGCACCAACGTAACCCCGGACGGTAGCCTTATTCAGGAGATAGTTGAGGAAGAGAGCCTTAGGGGCACAGAATCGGCTCCAGAGCTTCCCAATGAGTGAGGCTATCGAGGTAAGGCTTGAGTATCCTGAGGGCCACAGCAAGAAGCAGCGGCTCATTATGGGCGCGTTTCAGATCCCTGGGGTCCGAAAGATTTATGTAGCTTGCGGGACAAAGTTTGGAAAATCCCTGGGAGCCTCTGTTTGCCTGAGTACCCCTGCCCTTACCCGCCCTGGGACAACATGGCGCTGGATAGCTCCTATCTATGAGCAGGCTCTTGTGGGTATGGGCTACTTTTCCAAGGTGCTACCGCCGCGCCCGCATTCAGATATTAAACCGGGCGCCATGAGGATCTGGCTTCCAAAGGCAAAATCCAAAATTGAGTTCTGGCATTGCAAGAATCCCATGAGCCTTGAAGGCCCCGGAATCAATGGGAATATATTTGACGAGGCTGCCAAGTGTCCTTATGCGGCGGTGGCTTCCGCGCAAACCACGGTAACTTTTACCCGTGGCCCCCAAATGTACATTTCTACCCCGCTGGGAAAAAACTGGTTTCATCAGGAGTGCATGGCGGCAAAGGAGGAAATGGAGTGGGCGGTTCAAAAGGGCAAGACTCCGAGCAGAATTTTTATCCATGCCCGCACCGAAGATAATCCCTTTATTGACCCCGCTGTTATTGCTGAAGCCAAACGGGACTTAACTGACCGATTGTATAGGCAATATTATTTGGCAGAGTTTTTAGATGATGGGGCAGTCTTCATTGGCTTCCGCGATTGTGTCCAGGGTCCGCTTCTTGATGTGGCAGAGGGGTCTGTTCAGACTTGGATTCACCCGGACGCCAAGGAAATGGATGTTTTCATTGGCGCCGATTGGGCCAAGAAAGAGGATTTCCTGGTCCTGACAGCTCTTAGGCTGGTCAATGGTGTCCCCGAGCTGGTGGGGTTTCTTCGCTTTCAGGGTGTTGGGTATGTCGATGCCATGCGGGAGGTCTACCGATTTAAGAACAATTTCAAGAGTGTAATTGTCCTGCATCATGACAAGACTGGCGTAGGGGAAGCAATAGACGATATGCTGGGGCAAATGGATTTAAATTTTGAGGGGGTGGTTTTTACCAACTCCAGCAAGGCGGCAATGGTCAACCGCCTGATAGTGGCTTTTGAGACAGGTGAGATAAAGCTTGTCAATTGGCCAGAGCTTCTAAGAGAATTGGATAATTATACTGTTGTAACCAATGAGCTTGGGCATTCTCGGTACTCTGCACCGAAGGGTTTCCATGACGATATAGTTTCAAGCCTCATGCTTGCCTACTCGGCTTGTCAGGATTACGCAGGGGAGTTCAAGCTGCAATTTTTGGAAGACTTGGCCGATAGCGCTCCTAAGCAAACTGTGGAAAGTTGGTACAATAAAATTCGTGATGATGATTAGTGGGTGGAGGATTAAGTGGGTAGTGCCAACGTCCGACAGAAACCGGCCAAAAATAACACGCCTGAGCGGCGGCATAATCCTTCAGTAATTCGGGATATGGCAGAGGTGATTGAAAAGGGCTGGGATCTGTCCAGTCCCGAGAGTGCTACCAATGAGCTTTGGACAGAAGAGTTTAAAGCCTTTCAGGATGCCGCCACATTAAAATCATTATTCTTTACTGAGGATTGGGTATTTATTGTGGTGGACCTAATGGCGGGGAAGCTTTCTTCCTTACCATTGGTGGTAAAGAAAATTGTTAAGAAGGGCACCACAAGTAGCACTGAAATTGTCCCAGACCATCCTTTGTTAGCGCTGTTTGATTACCCGAATGAATGGCAGGACTACAGCCAGTTTATCTACAATTTATTTGTGGAATATTTCTTGATGGGCAATGCGATTGTCTGGAGCGCTGCTCGCTCTGGCCAATTGCTTACTCTACCCACTGAGGTAGTTTCCCTTGATTTTGACCAAAAGCAAAAGCTTCGTGCCTATGTGCTACATAGCGTAAACCAAGAATCCGCTGCGTTCCGATACAATCAGGAAGTTTCCCGCTTTGATGTAAAAGATATTCTGCACTTTAGGCGCCCTAATCCATCAAGCATGTTGTGGGGCTTATCTGCATGGGTGCCTGGGCGAAAGTCTGTTCTGTTCAATCGCTATAGCTCCGATTACTTGGGTGCTTTCTATGTCAAGCAGGCGACTCCTGGCTTGGCTCTTACTTTGGATAAACAAGTAAATGAGGATGTGGCACTAAGGCAGCTGCGAAGTTTTGAAGTTGCATACCAAGGAAGGAAGAACACAAGGCGCACCTTGATCCTTCCAAAAGGTGTAGACGTAAAAACTCTGAGTCATACCCTAAGTGATCAGAAGCTTCTTGAGCATATCAATCAGAACAGAGAAACTATTTGTGGTCTGTTTAAAGTCCCCAAGCATGAGCTGTCCTTGCAAACAGCAGGCTCCCTTGGGTCTGAAGAGTATAAGACAGCACTAAAGAATTTTTGGGAGTCTACTCTTAAGCCCGCCGCTGAAGCTATCGCCAGAGGGTTTACTCGTAAATTTAAGGAAGTTCTGGGCGAAGATTCTTACTTTGAGTTTGACCTGTCCGGTGTAGAGGCGCTTAAAGACGATATTCTAAAAAAGGCAGAGCTGGCTGCAAAAATGCTTGCGGCGGGGTTGTCTATTAATGAGGTGCGGCAGGAAGTTTGGCAGCAGGAAGCCTATGAAAGCGAAGACGCTGACAAACCGTTTGTGCTTGTAACTCAGCCCTCTCCGTTTGTTGGTCAAGTACCAAAACCGGAAGAAGCACCACAAGAGGAGGAAGAGGAGACTCTTCCTGACAGTGAGAAGGTAAAGCAAATAAGAGAGCAGCATGTAAAGGCGCTTGATACAGAAGAGTCCCGAACCATCGGGACGCTTGCCACTTCTGCGATAGACCTTCTTGTGGGCATGACTCTGAGAGCCATTGAAGTCATTGAGGAGTCTAATAAGTCCGCCCCCGCTGGGGTAAAGAAGGATCTACCAAGTAGAAGAATATTGGAGCAGAGAATTAAGAGGGCTCTTAGTGAGCGCTTTGAAGAGAGCTGGGCCAATGAGATAGCAAGGACGTTATCCCAGAGTATTGAGATTGGCTATGATTCCCAATTAGAGCTTATCTTTAATGCTGAAGCCAAGCGTGAGATTGAAGTGCTTAGAGCCAGAGACTCCGAGGGCCGTAGGGCAACCTTGGAGCTTCGTGGGCTTGAATCATTCGCGGGTATAAGCAAAACGCATACCGAGCGAATCATGGCACGAATCACCAGAGGGCAGAAGGAAGGCCAATCCATAACCAATATCATGCGTGCGGTGGCTGACGAGCTGGGCACACCGGGAGAGCTTAAGGGAAAAGCAGAGACTATTGCCCGCACGGAAACCCTTACCGCTGTTTCCCTTGGGCAGTCAGCAGCTATGACCAATGCCATGGAAGTTATTCCTGGATTGCGTAAAGCTTGGCTTTCTGCCGGGGATGCAAGGGTTAGAGACTCGCATCAGAGCGTGGACAGGCAGGTAGTGAAAGCGAGCAAGTCTTTTAAGAACGGTTTGCAATACCCTCGGGACACGGCGGGGCCGCCTGAGGAAACTATAAATTGTAGATGCACCATGGTTCTACTGGAGCCCGGTGAAAACTTGGAGATTTAAATCATGGCAGTTAAGCGTCAAGCCTCTGATGTGAAGCACATTGTAAACCCGGAAGGCTTTGAAGTTAAGCAAAGCGGGCGGGATGTGTTTATTGAGGGCTTCTCCAACAAGGCCACAGTGGACAGAGGTGACGATATTATTGCAACCGATGCTTGGGAGCTTGAGAATTTCAAGAAAAATCCAGTCATATTGTTTAATCATGGGTTTGATTCCCTTGGTGGTACGCCTGTGGGAAAGGCAGTAGAGGTTAAACCCACTGATGAGGGTCTTTGGATCAAAGTGAAAATGTCCAACTCCAAGGCCCCTGGCATTCAAATGGTACGGGATCTTGTGGAGGAGCGGATTCTTAAAGCTTTCTCTGTAGGGTTTACTCCCAAAGAGACTGAGAAAGTTGAAATGGAGGGGCGCTCCATTAACCGTATCAAGAAGGCGGAGCTGTTTGAGGTTTCCATTGTGGCCATCCCAATGAATCAGGACAGCTTGTTTGAGCTGTCTGAGAAGACTCTGAAAACCAAAACGCTGCATCAGATAAAGTCTGAGTATCTTGTTGCCAAAGGTGCCAAGG